GTCAAGAGCAAATAAATATGATGAGAAATAAACAACTCATAGGGGAATGAAGTCTTACAAAGGTTTTATTACTGAAGTTAATAAGCGTAGAGAAGAGAAGTTAAACTATCAGTATGGTGAAAGAAATAAACCAGAGAACTATCTACCAAATGATCCAGTAAAGGATGCATTGAATAAGAAGTTAAAGACTGCTCAGATATTACCTACTAAGTCTAATAATCCCATTGATACAAGGACTACAGAAGAGAAGGAAAAGAATGTAAAAGGTAAGGCATATACTGCTAAGATGACTAATACATGGGATAGATTCAAAGCACCTTGAAAATAAGGAAAAATCAGCACTTTTACCCCTTTTTAGGGGTTTTTTAATTAAAAAAGGTATTATTTAATATAAAGTTGTTTCTTATTAGTCTCAATAAGTATGCATAATAAGACTGGATAATGATAAGAAATCGTATCATAATACCTCTCTAATACCTCATTAAATCCCCATAAAGGTCTCCTGGTCTTGTGTTTAATACCCACTAAAACCTTATAAACCCCCTGTCCTTATGCAAGTTTAGCGAGCGTATCATAAGACGCGCAGTCTGTCAAGTCACAGGGCGGCGAAAAGTCATGAGACCCACACAGAATCTCGACGAGACTTATATATATTCTTATGTGAATCTCGACGAGACTACACAAGATCTAGTTGAATCTCGACGAGTTTTATGCTACAATAACACAGAATCTCGACGAGCTTATGTACGACGACTACGATCTCGACTATACGTTTGCAAACGATTATAATCTCGACGAGGATGCATACTACGAGCATTATGCTCAACTAGATGCACTAGATCAACTAGATCTCGACGAGGAATACACACGAGATGCACATGATTATGATGCGCTTGCGTATAGGCATTATGCATGATATAATATAACGCATATGCGCTAGATTATACACACGCACCCTCACACATACCCATCATGTTAACACATAACAAGCGCCTAGTTACTATAACGCTCGATGTAATGTGTTATGATGATTTAGACTTACAAAGTCTAAACTGGAGAGATTTGTTAGATCTCCATGGTGACGAAGAAGTGAACACTAACATAAAAGAATACGAAGTGGAGATATAATGTGACACTATGATTACTGTCACATCATTATACTAACTCATTCGTCATTAAGTATAGCAAACTCTTCATGAGTTTGTGAGAAGTATTGTAGTGCCCTTATGTGTAAAGAATAGGTGCGCCACTGTTTTATACTTTGGGTCGGCTGCCGATACGGATTCGTAACGTTATATTTTTGCTGATACGGATTCGTATCAAATGGGTGATATCAGTCGGCGCTGACCCATAAGCAGGGATGATCGATGAGTTTCCCGTTTGGTATCACCGTGAACTACGGGCAGCGGCGATCTATGCCATAGTAAGAGCATGAAAGAAACCAACTACTACATCCGCCGCTCCTACACCGACTTCGTGGGTCGGGTCGTTAAGGTCGATCACGTCGGACCCTACATGGAGTCTCAAGAGTTCGCCGTCGCAATGCAGCGCGGTCATGACATGCGTCGTCAGGTTCCCGCTGAGGTTCAAATCACCAAGTGGGAATGGGTACTGGGCAAGGACGCCTGAGGGACTGTCCCTCCTGGACCCCAAACCGTCCGACCCCGTGCCTATAATGACTGAAGTTCAAACAAACCCAATGCGTTACGAAATCCTGGTTCCCTCTGCCCCTTATGAGTCTGAGTCCGTCCTGGACCTGGACCGTGCCTACGACATCATGTATGACCTGGCAGAGGAGTTCGGGTACGCTGAGATCCGCCATGATGGAGTCCACATTGCAGATCATGGCAGCATCATGGAGCAGATCGCAGATCTCCTGTTCTGATGTGACAGTCGGGGGACTGTCTACCAAACCCCCACAGACCCCCCAGATCCTGTATTGTACTCTCAAGTCAAACAACCCCACTTCTCATGCGTAAGATCGAACGCCAAATGAACGCCGCCATTTCTGACGGTATCAACTGGAAGTCTGCTAACACTGAGGTTACCTTTGACGCCGAAACTGAGACCTCTACGGTGTATCTCCACGGCAACAAAATTGCAGAGGTTGGTGACTTCGGTGTGCGTCTTTGGGACGGTGGTTATCAATCAAAGACCACCAAGTCCCGCATCAATGCTATTCTGAGTGAGCACGCAATCGCTGGTGAAGGTGTATTTCAAAAGGACTTTAATTGGTTCATTCGCCTATTCAATGGCACTGAATTCTTCACCACTGAGTTCCGTAACGCCATGAAGTTGGGCACTCTTTCTAACGAACTGCTGCTCGCATGAGTTATACTTAAGGGAGGAAATAACCTCCCTTTTTTTATACTTTCTTATTTTTATTTTATGGCAGGAGGAGTGGCGACCGTTTTCGTCATCAGGGCGACCCTGCCCCTCCTTCGCTTGTGACCGTATTGTAGATCCCAGCAGACCCCAAACCAGTCACAGTGTGCCACCTTTCAGACTGTCCACTCATCCCCCGAAACCGTCCGACCCCGTGCCTATAATGACAGCATGAACAAAACACCCGACCTCAACGCCATCATGGCAGACTACACTCAGCAGGTGATCGCTGAGAACAAGCGTCGTCAGGCAATCCGCGATGCTGCCGCTGCTGACCCTCAGGCATGGTTCGCTAAGTGGGAAGCAACCCGCCCTCAGGGACAGTGGGGACGCTGGCACATCTCCGACCGCGACTGAGCGCGGTGACCCTGTAGAATACTCTCAACCACAACGGACCCCGATGCGCTACCCCATCAACTGCAACGACTCCCGCTCAGTCTGGACTCTGCGCCTGAACCCTATCACGGGGACTGCACGGGTCCGTTGGTTCGGCACCCCCCTGACCGAATACCGCCACACTGGTGTGTCGCGTCGTGCCATCCTTAAGATGCTCTGGTTCAGTGGTGACACCTCTAAGGGACAGTGGGTGAACCGTCACTGCCTGGCATCCTGACCCCTCCGATCCGCTACAATACTCTCACAACCACAAACGACCAATGCAAGCACTCACCTCCATGATCACCGAAACCGAAACCTACAACGGATGGGCAAACTGGGCAACCTGGAACGTCGCCCTGTGGATTCAGAATGATGAAACGACCTATAAGGTCGCCCAGCGTTACGACTCCTATGATCGCCTCATCCCCCGCCTGGAGATGATGTGGGGACAGATGACCCCTGACGGTGCCCGCTGGATGGACGGCACGATCGACACTGCTGCCCTGGATGAGATGCTGGCAGACCTGTGACACCTGACGCACTGGACCGGGGCTATTGACCTGCCCCCTCCAATGCCTTATATTACTTACATCGGGAGGGAAACGCACCTCCCACACTCCTAACGACATCATGACCGCTCTGACCTCCCTCTCCGCTGCTGACTCCATCGCTCTGGAGTTCTATGAGGAGAACGCTAACTACGTTGCTGGTTTCGGTCTGACGAACCTGGAACGTGAAGAGCGCCGCCTCTTCAACTACGGTAAGAAGGTCGCCGCCCGTATCGTGGACGCTGCCGTTGCCATGTCTAAGACCCGCACCCCCTACACCGACGAACAGGTTGAGTTCATCGCTCAAACCTACGTTGCCTGTGGTGGTGACCGTCAAACCATCGTCGCCGCCTTCCTCAACCGTTTCCCCCTGTCGGGTCACTCTGCCGATAGTGTGGACCAGAAGGTCTGCCGCTTCCAAGTGTTGGACGCTTCCCGCCCCGACATGGTCCAGTGGGAGACCGATAACCAGGTCCGCCGCATCGCTAAGGACTTCCCTGAGTTCTTCGCTGCCGCCTGATAGGAGTGGGGGGACACCCTCCCCCTGCCCTGTGTGTTAGTGGATCGGCAGTGCCCCCCGTTGTGGGGGCGCGTCGGCGGGGCGCGTTAGGCGGTTTGCCCCCCGTATATAAAACCCCATAACTACCCTAATCTATAAAGTGTTACGATCACGAGCTCTTTATAAGATTCAAAGTCTAACTCACAGTTTTTCTATATAAAACAAAAATGGAAACACAAATACCTTCGATGCAAAAAAATCCGGACAAAAATTTTACGACTGTAGAGGTCGATCCAATAACTGGGGAGTATTATGTAACGATTCCTGAGTGGATTCTAAGTGAGTATGGGTGGTATGAGGGCACTGTAGTAAACATGGAAGTAGAAGGAGACTGTATTGTCATTACTGAAGTCCGTGAGGAATGATCGATTGACACCTTCTACATAGTGTTGTATGATTACTGATGTAACGTTACTTTCTTATGGCTAAAGGATTTACAGTAAAAGCGAAAGCCCCTGCCCCATCAACGAACAATGAAGAATGGGATTATGACAAAGCGAGGGAAATGATTCGTGGGAAGTCGATTGTATTTTGTCTTCCAGGTCGCGGAGTATCCTATACGTATTTGAAGAATTTTGTTCAATTATGTTTTGACATTGTTCAAGCAGGAGGGTCGATTCAGATTTCGCAGGATTATTCATCGATGGTAAACTTTGCAAGATGCAAATGTTTAGGTGCGAATGTTTTGCGTGGACCTGATCAACTTCCTTGGGATGGCAAATTGAATTATGATTATCAATTATGGATTGATAGTGATATTGTATTCAATACTGAAAAATTCTATCAATTGGTATTGATGGATAAAGATATTGTGAGTGGATGGTATTGCACTGAAGACGGGCATACGACATCAGTTGCTCATTGGATGGATGAGGATGACTTCAAGAATAATGGTGGAGTTATGAATCATGAAACACTTGAAACGATTCAGAAGCGTCGGAAACCATTTACTGTTGATTATGCAGGATTTGGATGGTTAATGATCAAGAGAGGAGTTTTTGAGCATCCAGAGATGAAGTATCCATGGTTTGCTCCTAAGATGCAAGTTTTTGAATCTGGTCAGGTTCAAGATATGTGCGGAGAGGATGTAAGTTTCTGTTTAGATGCAAAGGAAGCAGGCTTTGAAATTTGGTGCGATCCACGCATCAGAGTCGGTCACGAAAAGACAAGAGTTATTTGAAATGGCTAACAGAGAATCTTACAATATATACCGTAATGGGAGTAAGATTTACACAAACTTGACACAGGGCGAATATTTCGATATCATGGAGGACCTGTCGATTGAATACTATCAGACAGGTTCTCCAAGTCCTGAAGACTTATACACTGAAATTACCTCGGAGGATTAATTATGGCTATGCGTAAAGGTGGCGGTTATGTGGAGGGTGCTCCTAAGAAAACTCGTCAGGGAGCAGGGATGAATACAAAGTATGCAGCGTCTTCTCGCAATAAAGCTAAGAAGAAGTATCGCGGGCAAGGTAAAGGTTAATATTAAGACCCTACGGGGTCTTTTTTAATGGAAATAAATAGTCTTAAGGGATAGCAACCCCTCTAAAAGTTCTGATTTCATGCAAATCAGGAGCTAAAATGGGACAATCACCTGTCGATAGAAACACTGAATATATGAGAGAGATGTGGGGAACCACTAAACTCATCTCAGATTATGGATCAATGCAACATAATGACCAAAAAAGAGTTCTGACAGAGGTGATGCACGATACTGCACCTCGTCATGATCTTAAAAAACAGACTGAATTACACGAAAAAATTCGTAATGACAATGATTATGATGATTGGGAGTATGGAACTGAGCCAAATTATGGTAATCCTTGGATTTGAACATAAATAAAGTCAAGAAAACTTCTTGACCAATGGCAGTCACAAGGATATCAAGAGCATTTAAGGACATAAGTCTGTCTTTTGACCCACACCCTGTGACAAAAGACCTTCCAATTCTTAAAAATGAGAATGCAATTCGTCGTTCAGTAAGGAATTTGGTCGAAACAATCCCAACAGAGCGTTATTTTAACCCTCTTTTGGGGTCTGATGTTCGATCAAGTCTCTTTGAATTCGTTGATTTTGGTACTGCATCCGAAATTGAGTCACAAATAGTGACTACTATTGAGAATTTTGAACCAAGAGTGACAAATATCCGTGTTGATGTCAATCCTCAACCCGATGATAACACTTTTGAGGTCACAATTTTCTTTGATATTATCGGTCAAGACTTTCCTGCTCAAGAATTTACGTTTTTACTAGAGGCAACCAGATAAACAATGCCTTTTACCAAATATACAAACCTCGATTTTGACCAGATAAAGACCTCTATCAAGGATTATCTCCGTGCAAACTCAAATTTCACGGATTTTGACTTTGAGGGGTCTAATTTTTCTGTCTTAATCGACACTTTAGCGTATAATACCTATATTACGGCATTTAACTCGAATATGATTGTCAATGAATCCTTCTTGGATTCGGCAACATTGAGAGAAAATGTCGTTTCATTGGCAAGAAATATAGGATATGTACCACGCTCTAGAAGCGCCTCTAAGGCAACTATAGATTTAGACGTAGAACTGAATGAAGATGCCTCAACATTGACCTTAGAAGCGGGTTTAGCGTGTGTAGGATCGGTATCTGACAGCAACTATGTCTTCTCAGTCCCAGAAAATATTACAACAACGGTAAATTCTAAAAAAGCAATATTTTCGAGCATCGATATCTATCAAGGATCCTTCGTAAGAAATTCTTTCGTCGTTGATGGATCACTAGATCAAAGATTTATTCTCAATAATTCATTCATCGACACCTCAACAATATCTGTTTATGTAAAGGGAATCAATGATTCTGGACTAGGAAGACAATATAAACTTGTTGATAATATATTAAACTTAAATTCTTCTTCTGAAATTTACTTGATTCAAGAAGTTCAGGATGAGAAGTATGAATTATTCTTTGGTGATGGATATTTCGGTAAAAAGTTGGAAAATGGAGCAGTAATAACAGTTACGTATATTGTCACTGATGGAATTGAAGGCAATGGCGCATCAGATTTCTCATTCTCTGGAAGACTGACAAATTCATTGGGCAATATACCCAGTGTAAAAACAATATCAGTTTCTACAATAAACAGTTCCTCCAATGGTGGAGAAATTGAAAGCGTTGACTCGATTAAATACTTTGCTCCAAGATTATATTCTTCACAATATAGAGCAGTCACTACCCGTGACTATGAATCTATCATTCAAATGATATATCCAAATACGGAGTCTGTATCTGTTGTTGGTGGTGAAGAATTAGATCCTCCACAGTTTGGAAATGTATTGATTAGTATTAAACCAAAAAATGGAGATTATATTTCAGATTTTGATAAGGACAACATTACTTCAAAATTAAAAAAATATTCTGTTTCTGGAATCAATCAGCAAATTATTGATCTGAAGGTTCTTTACGTTGAAGTTGACACGGCAGTTTACTATAATAGCGCAGGTGTTTCAAATGTCAACGATTTGAAGACAAATATTATCACCACTTTGAATACTTTTGCACGTTCTAATGTCAATATGTTTGGTGGAAGATTTAAATACAGCAAATTGTGCCAAACGATTGATAACGTTGATAATGCTATCACATCAAATATTACTAGAATTAAAATTAGAAGAAATTTAAGAGCATCAATTAACCAGGCAACACAGTATGAGATTTGTTTTGGAAATAAATTCCATGTGAATAGTGGCGGTTTTAATATTAAGAGTACAGGATTTACTCTTGCCGGAAGAATAGGAACATTCTATTTCACAGATGTTCCTGGGACAAATGGAACTGGTGTTTTATCCATTGTTAAAGAATCTACTATTGAAGGCAAATATATTATAGAAATTAAATCGGCGGGAACAGTAGATTATGATAGAGGTGAGATTATAATTAATACCTTGAATATTACATCAACTGAAAAGGATAATAATGTTATTGAGATTCAGGCATTCCCAGAGTCTAATGATGTCATCGGTCTGAAGGATCTTTATTTAAGTTTCTCAGTTGCCGATAGCAAGATAAATATGGTTAAGGATACTATTACATCTGGAGAACAGATATCCGGTGTCGGATATAAGACAACTTCTAGCTACTTAAACGGAGAACTAAAGAGGGTATAAGATGATAAAAACTGGATTTGAGACGAGGGTAAAAGTTCAGCAAATTATTGAGAACCAACTCCCAGAATTTTTACGTTCTGAAAGTCCTAAGGCAATAGATTTTTTAAAGCAGTATTATATTTCACAGGAATATCAGGGTGGTCCAGTAGACATTGCTGATAACTTAGACCAATATTTGAAGATCGACAACCTCACACCAGAGGTTCTTTCTGGTTCTACAGATATTACTTCAAATATTTCTTCTAGTGTAGATACTATTCAGGTATCATCGACTAAAGGATTTCCTTCTCAATATGGTTTATTACAGATTGATGATGAAATTATCACTTACACTGGAATTACAACCAACAGTTTCACTGGTTGTGTGAGGGGATTTAGTGCAATTACCGATTATAGATCATCTTCAAACCCAGAAGAATTGGTTTTTAGCACATCTAGTGCAGCATCTCATACCTCAGGATCATCTGTAAAGAATTTAAGTGTTGAGTTTTTAAAAGAGTTTTATAAAAAACTTAAATATTCTTTCACTCCAGGTTTAGAAAACGTTGATTTTGTATCTGACCTTGATGTAAATAACTTTATAAAGGAATCAAGGTCCCTTTACGAATCCAAAGGAACAGAAGAATCTTTCAAAATTCTCTTCAAAGTTTTATATGGAATAACTCCTACAGTAGTCGATTTAGAGAATTACCTCCCAAAACCATCATCTGCAAGATTTTTAAGAAGAGAAATAGCAGTTGTTGAGGCAATTTCTGGCGATCCATTGAAACTGGTTGGTCAGACAATTAGAAAATCGACAGATTCGGAAACACAGGCATCAATATCTGAGGTTGAAATTTTCACCAGATCTGGTCTTAATAAGACATACTATAAGATTAGTCTGTTTGTAGGATACGATGATAACAATTCAATTCAAGGAACTTTTGCACCACAACCAAAAGTTTTAGCAATTAATCCAGTATCTGTTGGATCTAGTGTTATTACAGTCGATTCTACAATAGGATTTGCAGATTCGGGAACTTTAATTTCCGGCGACAACACACTGACATATACTGGAAAAACAATAAACCAATTTTTAGGTTGTAGTGGTATTACTTCTATTATCAACGCAACTGATGAAATCAGATCTGATGAGTTTTACTATGGATATGAGAATGGTGACGTTACCAAAAAGGTAGAAGTTCGTCTAACAGGAGTACTGTCAGAATTTAATCTCATTAGTGATATTAAGTTGGCATCGGAAGGGCAGAAAGTTTTTGTAAATAATGTTGGTGAAAAGATTCTAAATCCCGATCAAAGCAAAACACATAAAGAAATTTTTGCAAATTCTTGGATTTATAATACAAGTGTTAGATTTGAAGTTGATAGTATTAGTGGATCCAATTTTGTTTTAAAGGGTATTCCAGATAAGTCTAATTTAAAAGTAGGTGATCATGTAGACATACTGTTAGGTTCTACTGAAAATATTGTTTATTCAAATGCAGTTGTTTCATCTATATTTGAAAATCAAGTCTCACTCGGAAGTCTTACTGGATTTGTATATGATTCTACACTCGATTATTCCATTAGAAGAAATTTAAAAAAAGCAAAAAGTTCTTCTATTCCAATTCTTTATGGTAATGATGTAGTAACCTCCGATGTTCAAAATTTATATAATGAAAAGGATGAATATTTTTACGTAGCATCAAACTCACTTCCATCGTATACTATAACAACTGCAACAAATAAGGCAGTTATGTCATCTGGCGATATAAGTCTGTTTGATGGTTACAATTCTGATACTAACAATTATTCAATCTTATCATTCCCCTCAAGTGTTCCATTTGTTAATGGTGATGAAATATACTATATTCCAGAAAATGATCCTATTACAGGTCTTGAAGAAGGTAGTTATTTCGTAAAAGTTTTATCTCCATCGAATAGAATCAAGCTCTATCTTTCAAGATCATTAATTATTAGTGACACGGCAGT